GTGAAAACTTTTCCCACGCCAGTTATCCCCTTTTGTGACAGCCTGTAAGGGAGGTGATGACGGTGGGTGTACGTGGTCCCCTCAAGATCCCCAAGCACCTCCAGGCGGTGCCCGATCCGGGCGCTGCTGCGGGCACGGTCGCTGAGCGTGTCGACGCCTCAGCGCCCCCGCGGCCGCCGGGCTTCCCGGACGACCCGGAGATGGCGGCGCTGTGGGACGCGATCGTCCCCGAGCTGGACCGGGCCGGGCTCCTGACCAGGGCTGATGGCCCGACGGTGGAGCTGGCGATCCGCCACTTCCTCGCGGCCCGGCGGGCGGGCAACGCGCTCCAGGCCGGCGAGGTGGTGCTGGACGACCCGGCGCACGGCGGGACGGCGAAGAAGAACCCGGCCGGCGCCGAAATGCGGTCGCAGTCCCAGCTGTTCCTGGAGTACGCCAAGCAGCTCGGCATGAGCTTCGCCGCCCGGGCGCGGATGCCGGCGAAGGACGAGCAGACGGAGGTCAACCCCTTCGCGTAGGGGGTGGCCATGGCGGTCAAGGTCCCCGGGAAGCGCGAGCTGGCCCGGCTGAAGATTTCGCCGGAGGTGGCCTGGTACCTGCTGGACCGTGGGTACGAGCTGCCGAACTGCCCGCCGCAGCACAAGACCCCGGAGCCGCGCGAGGTCGAGGGCGCGTTCTTCGACCCTGCGCGCGTGGACCGGGTGGTCGACGCCTTCGCTCGTCTGCGGCACACGCAGGGGAAGTGGTCGGGGCGCCCGATCACGCTCCGCTCGTGGCAGATCGCGTACCTGATCGGGCCGACCTACGGGTGGGTGCGGCCGACGGAGGACGGCCGGACGGCGCGGATCATCCAGACCCAGTACCTGGACATCCCCCGGAAGAACGCGAAGACCACAATCGGCGGCGGGCAGTGCATCTACCTGACGTGCGCTGACGGGGAGGCCGGGGCGCAGGTGTACGCGCTGGCGACCCGCAAGGATCAAGCGCGGCTCTGCTTCGACCCGGTCCGCCTGCTGGCGGCGCACGCTCCGGACCTCAAGGGTCACGTGAAGCCGATGAAGGACAAGATCCTTCACCCTCGGTCGGGCTCGTACTTCTCGGTGATGTCGTCGGCCGGCGAGGCGATGCACGGAACGTCTCCGCACGCCGCGTTCGTGGACGAGGTGCACCTGCACAAGAGCAGGGACCTAATCGAGGCGGTGGAGACGGGCACGGGTGCCCGCGAGCAGCCGCTCATCATGTACGCCACGACGGCGGACGCGGGCTCGCCGTTCACGCCGTATGCGGAGATCCGCGAGTACTGCGAGAAGCTGGCCCGTGGCGCGCTGGTCGACCCGACGTTCTACGGCGTGGTGTTCGCGGCGGACAAGGGCGACGACCCGTTCAAGCCGGAGACCTGGCTGAAGGCCAACCCCGGCCTGGCGGCTGGCGACTCGCCGACGATGGAGTCGATGGAGAAGGCCGCGGCCAAGGCGCGGCAGAACCCGTTGGAGCTGGCGTCCTTCCTGCGGCTGCGGCTCGGCATCCGCACGAAGCAGGAGAGCAAGTTCATCTCGCTCTCGGAGTGGGACCGGAACGCCGGGATGGTGGACCGGGCGTCGCTCAAGAAGGCGGAGTGCTACGGCGGCCTCGACCTGGCGGCCACCTCGGACCTCTCGGCGTTCTGCCTGGTGTTCCCGAACGGCCCGGCCGGGTCCGGCATCGAGGGCTACCAGGCTCTGTGGCGGCTGTGGACTCCGCAGGCGAACCTCTGGAAGCTCAACGAGCGGACGGCGGGCGCGGCGGACGTGTGGGTGCGTGAGGGCTGGCTGACGGTGACGCCGGGCGAGGTCATGGACTACGACCACATCCGGCAGGCGATCAACCAGGACCGCGAGATCTTCAGCGTCCAGGAGATCGCCTACGACCCGTGGAACTCGACGCAGCTCGTCTCGGACTTGTTGTCGGACGAGGCGCCGCTGGTGGAGTTCCGGCAGGGCTACCGGTCGATGAGCCCGCCGCTGAAGGAGCTGGCGCGCCTGCTGCGGCAGGGGACGCCGGAGACGCCGCTGCTGCGGCACGGCGGGAACCCGGCGATGCGCTGGCAGATCGACAACCTCGCGGTTGTGTCCGACCCGGCGGAGAACGTGAAGCCGGACAAGAAGCACTCCGCGGACAAGATCGATGGCGTCGTCAGCTTGATCATGGCGCTGGACCGGGCCCGGAACCGGAAGCCGCTTCGCAGGTCGGCCTACGACGACGATGACGACTACGACGACGAAGCGGATGTCGCGTGACTGGGGGTGCAGCATGGGCTTCTGGTCGCGGGTGAAGTCTCTGGCGTGGTGGGGCGCGAGGCCCTCGAGCGGTTCATGGGACCGGCGGGGCTGGTCGTGGCTGCCGCTGGATCAGTCCTACGTGCTGGGCATGGAGCCGGCGGAGCTGTGGCGGACGCAGCCGCACCTCCGGACGGTCACCGACTTCATCGCCCGGAACGTGGCCCAGCTCGGCCTGCACGCCTACGACCGCCGGGGCGACACAGACCGGCGGCGGGTCCGCGGCGAGGGCGTGGCCGCTCTGCTGCGGCGCCCGAACGCGGACATGACGACCTACGAGCTGATCTACGGGACAGTCGCTGATCTGGCACTGTTCGACCGGGCGTTCTGGTGGGTGACGCGGTCGGCGACGGCGCCGTCGCGCTGGGAGATCCGCCCGATCCCGTCGGCGTGGGTGGTGCAAGGGGTGGGCGGCACGGTGTTCGCCCCGGCGGACTGGATCGTGCAGCCGCCGCACGGCGCCGAGCAGCTGACGATTCCGGCCGCGCAGATGCTCGTCTTCCACGGCTGGAACCCTTCCGACCCGTCGGCCGGCTCATCGCCGGTGGCGGCGCTGAAGCTGATCCTGTCGGAGCAGGTGCACGCGTATCAGTACCGCGAGCAGGTGTGGCAGCGCGGCGGCCAGCCGTCTGCGGTGATCGAGCGGCCGATGGACGCCCCGCAGTGGGGCGCCCGGGGCAAGGCGCGGTTCAAGCAGGAGTGGCAGGACTCCTACGGCCGCAGCGGGCCGGAGGCGGGCGGCACGGCGATCCTCGAGGACGGCATGAAGCTCGTGAAGACGGGTTTCTCGGCGCGCGAGGACGAGTTCGTCGCGGCGGCCACCTTGAGTCTGACGACGGTGGCGTCCGTCTACCAGGTCAACCCGACGATGGTCGGCGTCCTCGACAACGCCAACTACAGCAACGTCCGCGAGTTCAGGCGCAGCCTGTACGGGGACTCGCTGGGCCCGTGGCTGACGATGCTCCAGGACCGCCTGAACGGCTTCTTGCTGCCGATGCTCGGGGAGCCCGAAGAGCGGTACGTCGAGTTCAACCTCGCCGAGAAGCTCCGCGGGAGCTTCGAGGAGCAGGCGGCCGTGCTCCAGGCGAGCGTGGGCCGGCCGTGGATGACAGCGGACGAGGCGCGTGCGCTCCAGAACATGCCCGCGCTGGGCGGTGACGCTGAGGAGCTGGTGACGCCGCTGAACGTCCTCGTGGGCGGTCAGGCGTCGCCGCAGGATTCGGCGCCGCCGCCGACGCTGGGTTCGGACGCTCCGCCGCGTGAGGCGTCGGGGGCGGGGCTGGTGCGGGGAAAAGCCCGGAAGCGGGCCGCCCCGGTGCGGGCTGACGACTTCGAGGCCCGGTACGAGCGGGGGCTGACCCGCTGGTTCGACGACTTCACGTCGGCGGTCCTGGCCGGGTACGGCTCGGCGAAGCGGGGCCCGGTCCGCGTCAAGGCGGCCGAGGACTTCGTGGACCGGGAGGAGTGGCAAGCGTCGTTGGCGGATCTGCTGCTGACACTGGGCCTGGCGACATCCACGGCCGCGGCCGAGGCTCTGCTGGAGCAGGTGGGTCTGCCGCCCGAGGACTACAACGCCGAGGCGACGGTGGCGTGGCTGACGGCCATGACCGCTGGCGTCGCCGAGGGCATCGTCGGGGCGACGCTCGCGGAGGCCGACGAGGCGCTCGCGGACGCGGAGCGGACGGACGAGGACGGCGAACCGATGCAACCCGAGGCCCGCCTGGCGGCGGCGCTCGCGGCGGCGGCCGGGTCGCGCGTCCCGGAGATCGCTTCCAGCCAGGTGACGGCCCTGTCGGGCTTCGGCCAGGCGGAGGCGGCGCGGGGTGCGGGCGGCGGCGCGACGAAGACATGGCGTGTCCGCTCGACGAACCCGCGGCCGGCGCATCGCCGGATGGACGGGGAGACGGTGCCGCTGGATGACCGGTTCAGCAACGGCGCCCGTTGGCCCGCGGACAGTTCGCTGGACGACGCGGACCGTGCGGGCTGCAAGTGCGCGGTGGAGATCGAGTTCGAGTTCTAGGCCCGAGGGGGCATTTGTGCAGGTCAAGGATGCACCCGCTCTGCGGGTCAAGGTCACCGAAGTCGATACCGAGGGCCCGGAGGCGCCCGGCACTGGCGAGTTCACCGCGCTGGTCAGCGTGTTCGGCAACGTCGACAGCTACGGCGACGTCGTGATGCCCGGGGCGTTCGACCGGTCGCTGAAGGAGTGGTCCGCGTCGGGCTACCCGATCCCCGTGTACTGGGGTCACAACCTGTCGGACCCGGACTACAACATCGGCCACGTCATCGACGCGGTGGAGACGGAGCGCGGGCTCCAGATCCGGGCCCGCCTCGACATGGACAGCCCGAAGGCGCCGCAGGTGTACCGCCTGCTGAAGGGCGGCCGGGTCAAGGAGTTCTCCTTCGGCTACTCGGTGCGCGACGCCGGGTGGGGCACGAAGGACGGCGCCGAGGTTTTCGAGCTGCGGGACATCGACCTCTACGAGGTGTCCGTCGTTCCGGTCGGCGCGAACCCCGCGACCGAACTCCAGACCGTGAAGAGCCTCGGTGAGCGCACCGAGCGGGCAGCCGCCCGTGCGCTGGAGTACGTGAAGGCCGGCCGCGTCCTGTCCGCGAAGAACGAGAGCGCCTTGCGTGAGGCGCGCGATCAGCTTGCCGTCGTCATCGAAGGAATCGACGACGTGCTGTCCGCCCTCGACCCGCCGGAGTCTCCGGCCGAGGGCGAGGACGACGAGAAGAAGAGCCAGGAAGAGGACCCGGCCACGAAGCGGGAGCCGGCCGACGACGAGAAGCCCGACGGGGCCAAGTCGCCGCAGCCCATGCCCGACTTCGCCGCCGACCCACTGGCGGCCATCATCGAAATCGAGACGAGGAGTGCGCAGGCATGAACCTGCACGAGCAGCGCCAGACGGCGCTCAAGGCCGCCCGGGACGTGGCGGAGAAGGCCCGCGAAGAGGGCCGTGTCCTGACCGAGGACGAGCAGACGGCGGTGAAGGGCCACCTGGCGACCGCCGACGACTGCGCCGAGAAGATCAAGCAGGCGGCCGAGTCGGACGCCCTGTTCAAGCGGGCGTTCGCCGTCGAGGACGGCAAGCCGTCCGGGGGCGGCTCGGCGCCGGTCGGCGTGAAGGCCAAGCTGGAGGCGGACGCTGCGTACAAGAGCGCGACGCTCGCGGCGTCCTCCCGCACCCGCTTCTCCCAGCGGACCACCGAGTTCGAGGCGAAGGACTTCTCGACCGGCGGCCCGGCGGGCGGGCTGGTGCAGACCCAGTACGGGCAGGTCGTTCCGGAGACGCTGCGGCGCCCCACGGTCGCCCAGCTGTTGGGCTCCGGCACCATGTCGGCGACGACCCTCACGTACTACGTGCAGGGCCCGACCACCGGCGACTTCGCGGTGGTTCCGGAGCTGGGCGAGAAGCCGGCGATCGACTTCACCTTCGAACCCGAGATCGAGACCCTCTCGAAGATCGCCGGGATCACGAAGATCAGCGACGAGGCGTTCCAGGACACCGCCTACCTGGTGTCGGTCATCGAGTCCCAGATGCGTCTGCGGCTGGTGCTGTCCGAGGAGAACCAGCTCCTCAACGGTCCCGGCACCGGGGGCGCGGTGACGGGCCTGCTCAACCGGTCCGGCATCCTCACCGAGGCGAGCGCCAGCGCCGACGACGACCTGGACGCCATCTTCCGCGGCATGACCGCCGTGGAGCTGGCGACGCAGCTGCCGGTCGACGCGGTCGTCATCAACCCGCTCGACTACCAGCGGCTCCGCCTGTCCCGTGATGCGAACGAGCAGTACTTCGCGGGCGGTCCGTTCACCGGCGCCTACGGCAACAACGGCATCCAGATGACCCCGGGCGTGTGGGGTCAGAACACCGTCGTCACCAGCGCCATCGCGCAAGGCACGGTCCTGGTCGGCGCGTTCGCGGTCGGCGGCCAGGTGCTCCGCAAGGGCGGCGTCTCCGTCGAGATGACCAACTCGGACGCGGACGACTTCCGGCACAACCGGGTCGCGATCCGGGTGGAGGAGCGCCTCATGCTCGCCGTGTACCAGCCGAGCGCATTCTGCGAGGTCACCCTCGCCGGCGCCGGTTCCTGATCGTCCACACCGGCCGGGCGGCATCACGCCGCCCGGCCCTCACAGGAAGGGGGCGCCGTGGCTAAGGGGCGTCTGAAGGAGTACGAGGTGGACATCGCCTCGGGCGTGACCGTCACGATGAAGCTCAACCCGGAGTACGTGCTGGAGCACGGGGACCCGTCGCGCGTGCGGGAAAAGGCGCGTGCGGTCGCGAACAAGTCCCGGCGGCCGGTGAACAAGGCCGCCCTCTCGGAGAGCTGATCCGGGCGAGGAGGTCGTCATGGCTGCTCTGGTGGAGCTGCGGGACCGGCTGCTGAGGCGGCCGGGCATGGCTGATCTGACGGGGCAGGAGGCGGACGATCTCCTCGCCGAGGCGGCGGAGATGGTGCACGACTACTGCGGCTGGCGGGTGTGGCCTCGGCTGATGGACACAGTGACGGTGGATTCGGTGGGCGGGGCTGTGGCGGGCCTGCCCACGATGATGCTGCACGAGGTGTCCTCGGTGGAGACCCGCCCGCCGGCCGCGACCGGCCCGGATGCGTGGGAGCCGGTGGCGGGCGGCTGGGACTGGTCGGAGGGCGGCTGGTTGTACCGGTGCGGCCGCTGGCCGGACGGCCCCCGTCGGCTGCGGGTCGTCATGGAGTCGGGCTACATGGAGCCTCCGGGCGCGGTCGGCAGCGTGATGCTCGGGATCGCGGCCCGGGTGCGGACGGCGCCGGTGGGCGTGTCGTCGGAGCAGGCGGGCGGAGAGTCCGTCTCCTACGGCACGTCGGGCGCCTCGACGGACTCGGGCGCGGGCGGCCAGCTCACGGAGGCTGAGCGCCGGGTGCTGGACCGCTACCGGCTGGAGAACCGGCCATGAGCTTCGGGTGGCACCGGGACACGATCGTGCGGGTGCGGGCCCCGATGGCGACCGACCCTTACGGGAATCCGCGCCGCGACTGGGCGAATGCCGAGCGCACGCCGATGCCGGGCTGGCGGGTCCAGCCGGTGCAGGGCGCCCGCCAGACCGCTGCCGAGACGATCCCCCGCGAGGGGCTCGAGCGATCCCGGCGTCTGTTCGGCCCGATCTCTGCGGACATTGAGTCGACGGACCGGATCGAGTGGCAGGGCGAGGTGTGGGTGATCGACGGCGACGTCGATCGCTGGCGTGGCCCGACCGGCCGGCTTGCTCATACGGAGCTGCTGATGCAGCGGATGGAGGGCTGACCATGGCGCGCGCGCGAGTGCGGGTGGAGATCAACTACGACGGGATCGGGGAGCTGGCCCGCTCCGGCGGGGTGCGGGCGGACCTCGAGCGGCGGGCGCAGGCAGTCCGTGCGGCCGCGCAGGCGGCGGCCCCCCGCATGCAGGAGGGGCGGATCGAGATCGAGGCGTCGACCCGGGTCGGCCGGGACCGTGCCCGCGGCATCGTGGTGGCGCAGCATCCGGGCGTGCTGCACGCGGAGGCAAAGCACAGGTTCCTCGGCGGCGCGATGGACGCGGCGGGCGACTGATGGCGGCGCCCGTGGTGGCGTGGCCGGACGTCACGCTGCTGGCCACGCAGTACCTGCGGGGCCGGCTCGGCGGAGTCCAGGTCGGCTCCCGCATCCCGCGCCCGCGGCCGGTCGAGTTCGTGGTGCTGCGGCGCGTGGGCGGCCCTCGGCGGAATCCGCTGGTGGACGACGTCCGCCTCGACGTGCAGGTGTGGGCGGAGACGGACGAGCGGGCGATGGAGATCGCCAGCCTTGCCCGGTACCAGCTCGGCCTGATGCCGCAGTACGTCCCGGCGGTCCGCCAGTTCGGTGAGGACGCCGGCCCCAACCTCATCCCTGACGCACCCTCGGACGTTCCGCGGGTGCTGCTGACGGTAGTTCTGTCGGTCCGCGGCGCGGTCCCGACCTAAGAGAAGGAGAGTGCGCCGTGGCGAAGGATACGGCGAACGCAAGGGCCTGGTACGGCTTCGACTCCGGGCTGTGGGTGACCCTCCCCGGGGAGCCGATGCCCGACCTCGACGCCATCCCCGAGGTGTACGACGAGAACGGTGTCTTTCAGCCGCCCGGCGACGAGTTCTACGAGGTCGGCTGGCTGTCCGAGGATGGCCCCACCCAGGGCCGCAACCGCACGGTCGAGCGCTTCCGTGGCTGGCAGGGCAACTCGATCGTGAGGACGGCCGTCACGGAGGACGACCACACCTTCCAGATCCAGGCCCTGGAGGACAACTGGGTGGTGGCCGGGCTCCGGTACCCGGACTCGGTGGTCACCACCACGGCGGGCATCACGAAGACGGTGGTGCAGCAGCAGTCCGGCGAGGACGTCCGGACCGGCATCCTCGACCTGGTCGACGGCGGCATCTGGAAACGCATCGCGATCCCGAACCTCGTCGTGGACGAGATGGGCGACACCAGCCACACGGCCGGCGAGCTGACGTTCTACGAGATGACGCTGCTGGCCAAGGTCACCTCCATGGAGGTCGATGGTGTCACCCGCGGCGTCAGCCTGATCGAGGTCACCAACAACCCCGCCATGATCCAGCCCGGCAGCTGACCGGGCTCCTGACTGGGGCGTCCCCGCCATGCGCGGTCCGGGGGCGCCCCTTCCCATTCCACGACCGCGCACAGGGAGAGACCGCGCATGAGCCACGGGAAGACGACCTATGACCTCGCCGAGCTGCGGCAGCGCGCCGCACAGCGCAAGGGCGGCGACAAGCTCACCATCACCGCCGATGGTAAGCCGTACACCATCCCCATGCCGGGCTTCTGGCCGGACGACGTCAAGGAGGCGGCCCGCAGGAGCGGCGAGGACGGCGACATTCCGTTTGTCCGCGCCTTGATGGGGGCGAAGGAGTACGAGCAGTTCGTGGCCGCTGGCGGCCGGTCGAGTGACATCCAGCTCCTGCTGGAGGAGTACAAGCAGGCCCAAGGTGCTGACCTGGGGGAATCTTCGCCCTCGCCGACCTCCTGAGTGAGTACGGCGGGGAGATCGAGCATGACCTCCTCCTGCTCGGGCTGGACCTGGACGACATCGGTGCGCCGCACCTCACGTGGGGGCGGCTGTGGCGGCTCGTCCAGGTCATCCCGAAGACGAGCCGGTCCGCGCTGGCGTGGGCAAAGAGTCGCGAGTCCGGCGTATACCCGCTCGACATCGAGCTGGCCGCCGGGCACTTCGACGCCCTCTCGGTGGCGAACTGGCAGCGGTCGAAGAAGGCCAGCAACGCGGGCAGCGCGCCGAAGCCGCTGCCGCGCCCCAGCAAGATCGAGGCCACGCGCGGCGAAGCCCGCGACCGGCTGATCGACCGCGGCCGGGCTCTGCTCCGGCGCCAGCGGCCACGACCGAAACCCCGAACGAGCTGAGAGACGGGGGTGGTCGTCGTGGCCGGTGGCCCTCAGGTCGGTACCGCGTGGGTGCAGATCACCCCCAGCTTCCAGGGCTTCGGCTCCAACATCATGTCGGAGGTCGGCCGTGAGCTGTCCTCCGGCGCGGGCCGCGCGGGCGAGCAGGCCGGCGAGGCGGCCGGTCGCGAGTTCGGCTCCTCCTTCGAGGAGCGGGCGTCGGCGGCGGCGGAGCGCATGGGCCCGATCGGCACGGCCGCCGGTGTTGGTATTGCCGGGGCGCTGGGCGTGGGTCTGGCCGCCGCCATGGACGCCTCGTCGGCCACCGCCAAGCTCTCCGCGCAGTTGGGGCTGACGGAGGCGGAGGCGGCCCGGGTCGGCGCCATCTCCGGCGAGGTCTTCTCCGCTGGGTTCGGCGAGAGTATGGGCGAGGTGTCCGAGGCTGTCGGCGCGGTCACCTCCTCGGTGGCCGATCTCGGCGCTACCTCGGACGCCGAGTTGCAGCAGCTCACCACGACCGCGCTGGGCCTCGCGGAGACGTTCCAGTGGGACGTTGGCGAGGCCGCCACCGCGGCGGGCAACTTGGTCAAGAACGGGCTGGCTGGCGACGCCACAGAGGCGTTCGACACACTGTCGCAGGCGGCGAAAACGCTGCCCGCGAGCATGCGCGCCGACATCCCCGCTGTGGTGTCGGAGTACGGCATCCACTTCGCCCGCATCGGCCTGGACGCCAAGACCGCCTTCGGAATGATGTCGCAGTACGTCGAGGCGGGCGGCCGCGACATCGACCAGGCTGCGGACGTTCTCCACGAGTTCGGCCGGATCACGTCCGAGGAGACCGACCGCGCCAGCGAGGGCTTCAAGGCGCTGGGGCTGGACTCCAGCCAGATGCTCGCCGACATCGCGAGGGGCGGCGAGCCGGCCGAGGCCGCGCTCACGGCGACCCTCGACGCGCTGCGCGGGGTGAAGGACCCGGCCGAGCAGTCCGCCCTCGCGGTCGAGCTGTTCGGTGACATGGCCGGTGAGGGTGTCGATGCCCTGTGGGCGATGGACCCGGCCACCGCCGCCGCCGCGTCCGGCATGGACAAGACGGCGGGCTCCGGCAAGGAGCTAACGGACGCGCTCGCATCCGACCCGGCGAGAGTCTTCGAGGGCGCGATGAGGGACCTGACGATGTCCCTCGCGCAGGAGCTGGCGCCTGCCCTGGCGGGTGTGGCTGGCTGGGTGTCGGACAACGAGGGCGCGTTCAAGGGCATCGTCGTAGCCGTCGGCGGGATCGCGCTGGCGGTGGCCGGGGCGACGGCCGCGCTGCGCCTGTACCAGGGGGCGATCGTCGCGGTGCGCGTGGCGACGGCGGTCTGGACGGGTATCCAGTGGCTGCTCAATGCGGCGTTCTGGGCGAACCCGATGACGTGGGTGGTCCTCGGCATCATGGCGCTGATCGCGGCCATCGTGCTGGCGATCGTCTACTGGGATCAGATCGTCGCCGCGGTGACGGCCGCCTGGCAGTGGATCACGGAGGCCACCGGCGTCGCGGTCGAGTGGCTGATGGTGAAGCTCGGCGAGGCGTGGGAGTGGATCAAGTCCACGGCCGCCGCCGCCTGGGAAGCCGTGAAGGCGACCATCGGCGGAGCCTGGCAATGGATCAAGGACCAGACCGGTGCCGCCGTCGACTGGGTCGCGGCCAAGGCGTCCGCCGCCTGGGAGGGCATCAAGGGTGCCGCGAAGGCCGCCTGGGACGGGGTCGTCGGGATCCTCAAGCTGGCCTGGGACACCATTATCCAGATCGCTTCCGGTGCAGTCCTCGGACTCATCACCGCGATCTCGGGCGCCTGGTCATCAGTGAAACGCGCCACGTCGGCAGCGTGGGCCACGGTGAAGCGGTCCATCACCGACGCGATCGGCCGCGCATACGACTCGGTGAAGAACGCCGGATCGAAGTTTCTCAGCATTGGCAAGGACATCGTCAACGGCATCGTCACCGGGGTCCGCAACGCCGCAGGGAGACTCTTCGGCAGCCTGCGAGACATGGCGTCGAACGCCCTGTCGGCGGCGAAGAACGCCCTCGGCATCGGCAGCCCCAGCCGCCTGTTCGCCGACCAGATCGGCCAGTGGATCCCCGCCGGCGTCGAGGTCGGTATCGACGCGCGGCAGGGCGAACTGGACCAGCGCGTGGAGCAGCTGGTGCAGACGCCGGACGTCCCCGTTGTTCGGGCCGCCGTGGCGACCGGCGCGGCCGCCTCTCCGGCGCCGGTCGTGATCCGCGCGGACGGCGGTAGGGCGTCCCGCGTGCTGCTGGAGCTGCTCCAGCAGTCCATCCGTACAGACCTCGGCGGCGACGTGACGCGCCTCGGCACCAGGTAGGAGGCGACCATGCCCACCTCGGATCAGCAGGGCAAGGACTGGGCCCGGTCCGTCATCGAGCGGCTCCGGCCTGGCACGGTGGTGGACATCGGGCCCGGCGAGGGTACCTACGCGCACCTCGCCCGGGACGTCACCCCCGACTGTCGGTGGATCGGCGTGGAGGCGTGGGCTCCCTACGCCCAGGACTTCGGCCTGCACGACATCTACGACTGGCTGATCATCAGCGATGTTCGGCACGTCGACCCGTACACGATCGAGCGGGACCCCGACCTGGTCATCATTGGCGATGTTCTGGAGCACATGACGCAGCTCGAAGCGCGCGGCGTCCTGGCGCGACTGCGGGACTGGGCCCACCACGTTCTCGTCAGTGTGCCCCTCGCCCACCACGACCAGGACGCGGTCGGCGGGAACTGGTTCGAGATCCACCGGGAGCACTGGAGCTCCGCGCAGATGCGCCGAGAGCTGGGCCCCGGACTGATCGAGGCGCACGAGGGTGACGTGCTCGGCTACTACCTGTGGTCGGCGGAGAAGGCGGCAAGGGGGCGGCGTTGACCGACGTGACGGTGGCAGTGCCTTTCCGTGGCGGCCGACTGGACCGGGAGATCCACGCCGACTACGTGACCGCCAGACTGCGCCAGATGCTGCCCGACGCCGAGCACCTGCTCGTGGATTCGCCCGGCGAGTTCTCCCGGGCGGCGGCCCGCAACGAAGCCGTGCGCCAGGCGGCCAGCGACGTGGTGGTGCTCTGCGACGCGGACACCCTGCCCGAGCCGGAGCCGCTCCGCGACGCGGTCGCTGGGGCTGCGAGGGACGGCCGGCTGCACCTCCCGTACACGCGGTTCCGTGGCCTCTCGCCGGAGGGCACCTTGGCGGTCTACGCCCGCGGCGTTGACCCGCTGGACGCTCCGGTCGAGGACGAGAGCATGCGGCCGATCGGCGGCGTGTGGGTGATCCGCGCGGACGCGTGGTGGGCGGCCGGGGGCATGGACGAGAAGTTCCGCAGGTGGGGCTTCGAGGATGACGCGTTCTGGGCTGCTGCTGGATGCCTGCTTGGCGCCCCTGTGCGGCACGAGGGCACGATCACGCACCTGCACCACGCCTCGGCCGCCGACACCCGCACGCAGGCGTACCGGGCCAACCGCGCCCGGTATCAGCAGTACGCGCGGGCCCGCCGGGACCCGGTGGCGATGCGGCGCCTCGTCGGCCTCCCGGACGACCGCCCGCAGAGGATCGCGGCAGTCGCCCACTACTACCTGCCGGTGCACCGCGCGGGCGCCGAGCTGATGCTCCATGAGCTGCTTTCGGCGCTGGCCGAGCGCGGCCATGACGTTGAGGTGTGGGCCACAGACGAGGTCGACGACGCTGTGGTCGACGGCGTGCGCGTGCGCGCCGGGATGCCGACGGCCGTGGAGGCCGATGTCGTCGTGTCGCATCTGAAGTCGGTGGCGACCGCTCGAAGGTTGGCGCGGCGGGCCCGTGCCCGGTTCGTGCAGGTGCTGCATTCGGCGTCGCCGTGGGTGGCCCGGGACGCCCGGCTGGGCGCCGACCTGTACGTCGCCAACAGTCGGCACGTCGCCGAGGCATTGGAGTCGTCGATGCGGGGCCCGCACGTGGTGGTGCATCCGCCGGTGTGGCCGGACGCGCATCGGGCGACGCCCGGCAGCATGGTGACGCTGGTCAACCCCATTCCAGCAAAGGGCTCCACCGTGTTCTACGAGCTGGCGCGGCGCATGCCGGACGTGACGTTCTTGGCGGTGGAGGGCGGCTACCAGCACTCGGAGCAGGTCCGCGAGGAACTGCCGAACGTGACGTGGCAGCCGCAGACCAGCAGCATGCGCGACGACGTGTGGTCCCACACTCGGGTGCTGCTCATGCCGAGCGAGGAAGAGTCCTACGGCATGGCCGCTGTCGAAGCGTCGGCGTCGGGGATCCCGACAATTGCGCACCCCACCGTCGGCCTGGCCGAGGCCCTGGGCGACGCAGCCACCTTCGTCGACCGCGACGACATCGACGGCTGGGAGCAGGCTCTGCGTCACCTCCTCGATGCCGGGTGGAGCGAGGCGTCCGACCGGGCCCGCGCCCGCGCGGACGCGCTGGAGACCAAGGTGGAGGTGGCGGCGTGGGTGGCGGCGGTCGAGCGGCTGTACTGATCCCGTGGCGCGGGGGGTGCCCGCACCGGGAGGCGTCCCTGAAGTGGGTCGTGGACCGGTGGCGGTCGGCCGGCTACGAGCCGGTCATCGGCGAGTACCCGACGGGCCCGTGGCGGAAGGCGAGCGCGGTCGCCGCGGCTCTCGCTCGGACTTCGGCGTCCGTACTGATCGTTGCGGATGCCGACGTGTGGGTGGACGTCTCCGAGGCCGTGGCTGCTGTGGGCGATGGCGCTCCGTGGGCGGTGCCGCATGGGCCGGTGCGACGCCTGGCAGAGGAAGCCACGCGGGCCGTCCTGGCCGGGGCACCTCTTGGCGACGGGCCGCTGACGGAGCCCGCCTACCGGGGCGTCGAGGGCGGTGGAGTGGCGGTCCTGCCGCGCGACCTCTACGAGGTGTCGCCTCTCGACCCGCGCTTCGCTGGCTGGGGCCAGGAGGACGAGGCGTGGGGGATCGCTCTGCGGGCCGTCGCCGGTCGGGCGTGGCGCGGCAGCGCCCCGCTCTATCACCTGTGGCACCCGCCGCAGAACCGTCTGTCGCGCCGCTGGGGATCCCGGGACGGCATGACGCTGTACCGCCGATACCGGCACGCGGCTCGCCGCCCGGAAGAAGTGCGGTTCCTGCTGGCAGAGATAGGAGGCCCTCATGGCGTGGCCTGACCGTCCCCAGAAGCTCCCGATCCGCACCGAGCTGGCGTTCGGCGCGGACCCGACCGGGGACCCGGCGACGTGGGCGTGGATGGATGTCAGTGAGCACGTCGAGGACCAGTCGATCACCATCACTCGCGGTCGGGGCGAGGAGGGCGGGGAGACCCGCCCGGCCTCGACCGGGCTCGAGCTGGTCAACAACGGCGGGGACTACACGCCGGGCCACGCGGGCGGGGCTCACTACCCACACGTCCGCCTCGGTGTGCCCGCGCGCATCTCGGTGCAGGCCGGCGGGCCCCACCTGCATCTGCCCGCCAGCGGGGCGCACGCGGCTACCAGTGCGACGACCGGGCTGACGGTCACCGACCTGGACGCGCGCGCCGAGATCGCCCTCGAGCGCGTCGCCGCTCAGTACCGGGACGTCACGCCTGGCAACCGACGGCCGTGGCAGACCATCGCTCAGGAAATCATCGGCCGGCCGCGGACCGACGGCACACTGATGTGGCACCTCGCGGCCGACATGCAGGGCGGCCTGCTCCTGATGTGGGTCACCAGCTCAGGTGTTCGGCATGACCGCAGCTCGACAGATGTTCTCCCCTACGGATCGGGACAGCGTTGCGCGGTGCGCGCGACGCTCGACGTCAACAACGGAGCTGGCGGCCACACCGTCACCTTCTACCACGCGACCACGATGGACGGTCCGTGGGCGATTCTGGGGCAGCCCCTCACCACGTCCGGCGCCACATCGATCCCGCAGGGGGACGCGACTCCGCTGCGACTGGGGCGGGTGACCACCGAGAACCGCCTCGGCGCCGCCGGGCGCATCTATCGCGCCGAGGTACGCAACGGCATCGACGGCACGATCCTGGCCAGCCCCGACCTGCGGGGCGTGCAGTCGGGCGCCACCTCATGGACCGACAGCACCGGCAAGACCTGGATCCCGGCCAATGGCGCCAAGGTCACCGACTGGGTACCGCACGTCACCGGCACAGTCGACGAGTGGGCGCCGCACTGGCCTTGGGGCGACCTGTCCGTGCCGGGCTACGACGGGGAGGCTCGCACTGACATCACCATCTCTGGCATCCTCCGCCGCCTCGGCACGGGGCAGCCGCCGCTCCAGTCCGCCCTGCGGCGACGCGTCCCGGCCGGGGGGCCACTCGCGTACTGGCCGCTCGAGGACGAGCCCGGCGCCACGTCGGCAGCGTCGGGGCTCGACGGCGGAAAGCCGCTGACCGTCAACGGCCTGCGGTTCGGGGAGAGCACGTCCCTGCTGGCGTCGGACGCCCTGCCCACCGTGACGGCCGGGGCCCGTATTCGCGCCAACGTGCGCGCCGGCGCCGAAGGCGACTGGACAGTGACGATGTTCACCAACCTGGCCCAGAACCCCGCCACCGAATCGACGCTCCTCGAACTCCAGACAGCCCGAGGAACGTGGACAAGCTACCGCGTCACCATCTCCAACAACGCAGTGAGCGTCTATGGCATCAACGACTCCGGCTCATCTTCCTCGATCAGCCGCATCCTGTGGGTGTCGAACGCCGAGTTCGCCGGCGGCTGGAGGCGTCTGCGACTCAGCGGGCGAACCACCGGCAACAGCACCACGCTCATGGTGTCCTGGATCTTCATTGGCGGTGGCGGCGGCACCCAGTCCGCCACGTTCACTGGCCGGGCCGGTGTTGTGAGCCGGATCGACACGACGTTCGGCGCGGACCTGGCTGGCATGGGGATCGGCCACCTGTCCGTCATGAGCTGGGCTGACACCTGGGTGTATAACGACTCCGACGACGGATTCACTGGCGAGACGGCCCTGGCCCGGATGCGCCGCCTGGCCGAGGAGGAGCGGCTGCCGCTCAGCGTCATCGGCATCGAGGCGACCTCGCCCGCCATGGGCCCGCAGCGCATCGCGACGTTCCTGGAGCTCATCCAGGAGTGCGTGGACGCCGACGGCGGCATCCTCACCGAGCTGCGAGGCCTGCCGGGGCTCCAGTACCGCAGCAGGGAAAGCCTCTTCAACCAGAAGCCGGCCGTCGTCCTCGACGCGCAGGCCAACGAGATCGCCGCACCGTTCAGCCCGGTACTCGACGACCAGCGCACCCGCAACCGCATCACAGTGTCTCGCGACGGCGGCTCGTCGGCGACCGTGGAAAACGCGGAGTCGATCGCCGAATCCGGCATCTACGACGGCTCCGCTCAGCTCAACGTCGCCTACGACACGCAGCTCGAGGCGCTCGCCGGATGGCGGCTGCACCTCGGCACCGCCCGAGGCATGCGCTACCCGCAGGTCGGCGCCGACCTGGCCATCGCCCCACGGCTCATCGACGGCTGGCTGTCGGTGGACTCCGGCAGCCGCATCGACGTGACCGGGCTCCCGCCGCAGCACCCGCAGGGCACCGTGCCCCTCATGGTGGAGGGCACCACGGAGACCATCACGCCGACCCGCTGGACGGTCCGCGCGACCTGCTCGCCAGCGTCGCCGTGGACGGCCGGGGTCGTGGGCGAAGACCAGCTCGGCCGTGTCGACACCGACGGCACCATGCTGGCCGGGCCAGTCGAGGCCGCCGACGGAACGATCCTCACGCGGGTCACCGCCGGGCCGACGTGGACGCGGGCGGCCTCCGAACTGCCCTACACCCTGACAGCCGACGGCGAGGAGGTGACCGTCACCGCCGTCGCCGACGCCTTCGACTCCTTCCAGCGCACCGTCGCCGCGGGGAGTTGGGGTACCGCGTCTGGCGGGCTGCCCTGGCTTGTCAGCGGAGGTGCCGCGGCCGAACGGTCCGTGGCGGCCGGCCGTGGCGTGGTCACGGTGTCCTCGGCCACCGTCAGCACCGTCCGCATTCAGGCTCTCGCCGGCCCGATCGGTGACGTCGACGTGCGGGTACGGATGTCCGTACCACAGGTGTCCACCGGCGCCGCCCTCATCCCTGGGGTACTCCTGCGATACGTGGACGGCTCCAACTACTACCGCGCGAGGTTGCACTTCAACGCGGGCGGCACCCTGTCCACGAGCATCACCCGCACCGTCACGCAGGTCGGCTCCACCGTCGCCGTCTCCGGCGGCTACACGGCCAGCGCCGAGTTCGAGGTGCGGGCGCGCGTGGACGGGCACCGCATCCGCATGCGGGTCTGGCCGGTCAGTGGCACCGAGCCGACCATCTGGCATCAGGACCAGACCATCACCACCGACCCGATCGAGCACGGCCTTGTCGGCGTCACCGCGGGTGGCTTCGCCAGTAACACCAACGTGGACCCGCAGATCCGCTTCGATCAGTTCGAGGCCGTCGGCGTGCAGCAGATGGCCGTGACCCGGTCAAACCCCCAGGACCACGCCGCGGGCGGCGACGTGCGTCTCTCTCAGCCCGCGATCGTCGTCTAGGAGGCCGCCGTGCCGTTCCCCTACCCGTGGCAGCCCGGCATGCGGATCACTGCGGAGCGGCTCCGCGCCGGGCTGCTCACCGGGACCGTCAGCATCACCCCCACCGAGGAGGTGCCAGCATCCGGGGCCCTCGGTGCTTACCTGCGCGGCACCGCCTCGGTCACCTTCCCGGCCGGGGCTTTCACGGAGACTCCGCGGCTGTTCCTCACCGGCCGGTCGTCGGTCCCGGGCGTACTCATCGAGTGCAACTACACCGACCAGTCCGAGAGCGGCATGACCATCGTCATCGCCCGCCAGACCAGCACCCTCACCGTCGTCGACTGGCTCGCCATCGCCGCCTGAACGGAGGCATCTTGTGGACACCCTGACCGTCACCGGCCGCTGGCTGTCGACCGATCTGGCCGAGCCGCTGACGGGCCGGGTCACCCTCACCCCGCGGCCGCGCCGGCTCATCTCCCCGGGCGAGGACACCCAGCTCGGCGGGCCCGTCTCAGGAACCCTCGACGAGGAGGGCCGTGTCGCCATCACCATCGTGGCCCCGGGCGGCGGCCTCCTCCCCGAGGAGTGGCTGTGCCAGGTTGATGAGGAGATCGACGGCGCCCGCCGCGCCGTCTACGACGTCATCCTCCCCGCCGGGCAGGCCACCGTCGACCTCTCCGACCTCGCTCCTGTCCGCGCCCCGCACGAGTCCTACATCCGCGTCCCCGGACCGCCGGGCCCGCCCGGGCCAGCCGGACCTGCGGGCGAGCAGGGGCCGGTGGGAGCCGACGGTGCCCGGGGCCCGGCCGGACCGGACGGCCCCCAGGGACCCGCTGGCGAGCCGGGGCCCGAAGGTCGGCAGGGGCCCGAGGGGCCACGTGGGCCGGTCGGCGAGCCAGGCGCCACAGGCGAGCCGGGACCGGAGGGCGAACCTGGCGAGCAGGGGCCGCCCGGGCCGCCCGGTGACCCTGGGCCGCAAGGAGACCCTGGGCCACAAGGTCCGGTCGGAGAACGTGGACCCGCTGGCGAGCAAGGAGACCCCGGGCCCGCCGGCGAGCGCGGCCCCGAGGGCCTGCAAGGGCCCGTCGGCGACCCAGGGCCCGACGGCCTGCAAGGGCCCGCCGGGGACCCCGGGCCGGAGGGCGCACAGGGCCCCAAGGGGGACAAGGGAGACCCGGGCACCCCAGGCACCCCCGGCGCCGACGGCGCGCAGGGCCCCAAGGGGGACCCCGGCGAGCCGGGAGCCGACGGCGCTGAAGGACCGCAGGGCCCGAAGGGTGACCCTGGTCCGCAGCCGCCGGTCGGCGCGGCCGGGGCGGGCGCCGACATAGCGCTGCGCTCCACCGACCCGACCACCACCAACGCCCGCACCCCGGTGGCCCACGCGGCCACGCACGCCACCGGCGGCGGCGACCCGCTCACTCCGGCACAGATCGGCGCCCTCGCAGTCACCGCCCGCGGCGCGGCGAACGGTGTCGCCTCGCTCGCCACCGACGCCCGCCTGCCCGCAGCCCAAGCGCCCGCCGCCTCCCCGCGGAACGTGTGGACGCCGCAGGCGCTCGGCTTCCAGGCGTGGTCGGTCGACCCGGCGGCCGTCTCCAACCCGACCACCACGAAGGCCGTTGTCGTCGGCCGCACCTACATGTGCGGCATCAACATCACCGAGAGCACGCAGGTCAACAGGGTCGTCATCATGGCCCGCGGCTGGGCGGGCTCGGCGGCCGTCCCCGCCGCCCGGTTCTTCGCCGGGATCTACCGGGAGGACGGCACCCGCGCGGCCTGGTCCGGGGCGACCGCCCTGTCGAGCGTTCCGGCGGCCGGGCAGATCACCGGGTCCGCGCCCGGCATGCGCAACAACCACATCGGCGCCGTCGCGCTGCCCCTCACCGCGGCCGCGACCCTGGCCCCTGGCCGGTACTGGGCCGCGTTCCTGATGAGCGCCGGTGCCGCCACGGACATGTACTACATGCACATCCAGAACGAGGCGCCGTCCAACCCCGGCAACTTCTTCCTCGGCGCGACCGCGTTTCAGCGGCATTGGTGCATCTCCTCCGGGCAGACCACCCTGCCGTCGACCGTCGACCAGTCCACCGGCGAAGTCGGCCTGGACCCGGCCATCATGGCGCTCGCCCTCGTCTGACACCCCAACCACCTCGAGCCCCGCGCCGCCTGCCGGCCGGGGCTCTCCGCATGATCGGAGACCGCGCATGGCACCACCCATGACCGCCGACCGCTTCCTCTCCGCCCTCAAGGCCGAGGGCGTCACCGTTGTGGAGGTGGGGAGCTGGCGCACCCACAACCGCAACAGCAAGGGCGCCTGGGGTCCGGTGAACGGAGTGATGGTCCACCACACCGTCACCTCCGGCTCTGCCCGCACGGTGGAGATCTGCCGCAACGGCTACTCGGGCCTGCCCGGCCCGCTGTGCCACGGCGTCATCACCAAGGACGGCCGGGTCCACCTCGTCGGCTACGGCCGGGCGAACCATGCCGGGTCGGGCGATGACGACGTCCTCGCCGCAGTCATCGCGGAGAAGAAGTTGCCGGCCGCGAACGAGGCGAACACCGACGGCAACGCCCGCTTCTACGGCTTCGAGTGCGAGAACCTCGGCGACGGCAAGGACCCCTGGCCCGCCGCCCAGCTCGACGCGATCGAGCGCGTGTCGGCCGCGATCTGCCGCGTGCACGGTTGGGACGCCGCCTCGGTCATCGGTCACCTGGAGTGGCAGCCCGGCAAGGTCGACCCGCGCGGCTTCACCATGTCGTCGATGCGGTCCCGGATCGAGCGCCGCCTCTCCGCCCCCCCCGGCAAGACCCCCACCCCCACCCCCGAGAAGGAGAAGCCCATGTCGTACCGCGACGTGTGGGAGCAGGATGCCGCCCCGGCGCCGGACAGCTCTCCGACGAAGAAGACCAACCCGACCTGGAAGCCCATCAGCTTCCTGCGCGAGATCTACGACCTCGCCCGCGAGACCCGCGACCTGGTCCGCGACATCCGGGACCAGCAGAAGAAGGGGGCCTGACCATGGCCGCACCCGTAGAGAAGAAGGTCACCGCCGCGTCGGTCGCCGCCTACCTGGCGAGCACCGGCCTGCTGGCGATCCTCACCGCCGCGCAGGGCGACGCCCGGCTGGTGGAGTGGATGCCGGACGGCCTCGCGCCGTTCGTCCTCGCGCTCATCCCCACGGCGATCACGTTCGTCGGCGGCTGGGTCGCGAAGCACACGCCGCGGCGGGACGTTCCGCCCACCGCCTGATCGGAGCACCACATGGCTGATGAGCCGACCCTCGGCGAGGTGGTCAGGCGGTTCGAGGACCGGCTCACCGACGTCCGCGACGACATCCAGCAGCTCGGCCAGCGCATCGACAAGAAGGTGTCGCAGGACGTCTACGACCTGCGGCACGAGGCGCTCGGCTCCAGGGTCGCCGCGCTGGAGAGCCTGCGAGAGCGGGACGCCGAGCGCCTCGTCGCGACCCGGCGCTGGCTCGTCGGCGCGGTCGTCGTCCCGCTGATCGGTGTGCTGCTGCCGGTCATCATCATGCTGGCAGGGGGCACTGGATGACGCGCGCTCAGCTCAGGACGGAGGGCAGGCGGCGGCGCCGCGGGGATCTCCTCGCGGCGCTCGCCGCTCTCGCCCTCGGGGCGGCCATCGCCTGGATCGTGATCAGCGTGCAGGGCCTCACTCGGGATCTGGCCGAGGCGAACCTGGCCCGCGACCGGCTCGCTGCGCAGGTGCAGGAGCTGGGCGAGGAACCGATCGCGGGGCCGCCCGGGTCCCGCGGCGAGCCCGGCGACGAGACGACCGGCCCGCCGGGGCCGCCCGGCGCCGACGGCCGCGACGGATCGCC